AAAATGGCAGGATCAGATCTAACCCCGGTCATTATTAGCGATGAAGTAGCTCTAGATGCAGATGGTATTTCAACAGCGACTTCTGTTGGCAACAACGCAGCTCTAGTAATTGGCGGTGCTTTAGCTGATGGTGGAAGCGTCACAAATGCCTCTGGAAGGCAAGTAACAATTTTATCAGCAGGAAATGACTCTTCAAAATCATTTACTGTGGTTGGCACAGATGTAAATGGTGATACCTTGACTGAGTCTGTCACGGGAGCTAACGCTGGAACAGCGACAAGCTCTGGTTATTTTAAAACAATTGCAAGCATAACGGCTGTAGGTAATCCAGCAGGAAACGTATCCGCGGGCATTAACAATAATGCTTTAGGTGTGGTCTTTGCAGGAAGATGTAGATTAAAAGGATTTTCTTTTGTTTCTGGTGGTACAGCCGGAAAAGCTAACATTAGAAACACAGGTGGTACAGGTACTGAATTAATACAGTTTCGATCAATTGGAACAGACAGCACTTCAGACGATCCGTTTATTCCTGATGAAGGTGTGTTGTTTACAGCAGGTTGTTATGTGACCTTTATTGTAGCGACTATGGATTTAATGATGTTCTATCACGCATAGGATGTAAGATGCCTTCTAAAGGAGAAATGCCAAAGCGTAATAAAAAAAATTTCCGTTCTACTAAAAGTGGTGCGGGGATGACTACGGCAGGTGTAAAGGCTTATCGAAGGAAGAATCCTGGTAGTAAGTTAAAGACAGCAGTTACTGGAAAGGTAAAGCCTGGCAGTAAGGATGCAAAAAGACGTAAGTCATATTGTGCTCGTTCTGCTGGACAAATGAAAAAGTTTCCAAAGGCGGCTAAAGATCCTAATAGTCGTTTAAGGCAAGCTAGAAAGCGATGGAAATGTCGTTAATGGTAAAAGAAATAACAGTTGGCGTCACTATTGCTTTCGCTGTAGGACTCATGTCTTGGATGTGCCTCACTCTAATATCTCTTGATAAAAGAAGTGAAATAACTTCTTTTAAAGTATCTGAAAACTATAGGATGATTAAGCCCTTATGGGAAGATTTTATTCAAAGGAAAGGCTCCAATGACTATAGCTCGCTCTCAAATGGACAAACAAATAACCACCTCACCTTCAAGGAGGAGTAACACAATGAAAAAGAAACCAGGTTTATATGCTAATATACATGCAAAACAAAAACGTATAGCTGAAGGTTCTGGAGAAAAAATGAACCCCGTTAACTCTGAAAAAGCACCTTCAAGTAAAGACTTTGAAACAGCGGCTTTGACGGCAAACACAAAATACACTAATGGTGGTATGGTAATGCCTGGTCGAGGGATGTCGTATAAAAAAGGAATGAACTAATGGCAACTTCTGGTTCAAGAGATTTTAATTTAGATGTAGCAGAGGTTATTGAGGAAGCCTATGAAAGGTGTGGGCTAGAAGTCCGCACTGGATATGATGCAAGAACTGCTAGACGTTCTCTAAATTTAATGTTTGCGGACTGGGCTAATAGAGGTTTAAATCTTTGGACTGTTTCTAATGGTACAGTAACAGTGACTAAGGGCACGGCTACCATAACGTTAGATCCAGATGTTGTTAGTATGCTAGAGGTTGTATTACGTAGAGATGGCACTGACTACACGTTAGGGGAAATTAGTAGATCAGATTATGTTGGTCTACCAGATAAAACTACTCAAGGTAGACCTAGTCAGTTTTGGTTCAACAGGCAAATTGCACCAGTAATTAATCTTTGGGCGGTGCCTGAAAATTCTACTGATCAAATTATTTATTACTATGTTAGAAGACTAGAAGATGCAGACACTTTAATTAACACCACTGATCTTCCTTTTAGGTTCTACCCTTGCATGGTTGCTGGATTAGCTTATTATATGGCTATGAAACGAGCACCAGAGCGACTCCAAGTATTAAAAACTATATATGAAGAAGAATTTACACGCGCTGCTGAAGAAGACGAACAAAGAGTTTCTTTAAAGTTACAACCAAGTGCTAGATATTTGAGGAATTAATGGCATACGCAACAGCTAAACATACGTGGGGTATATCAGATCGGTCAGGCTTTAGGTATCGTTTAAAGGATATGAGAAAAGAATGGACTGGAGCGTTAGTGGGTCCCGATGAGTTTGATCCCAAACAACCACAGTTGTATTCTCCTCATATAGGTCCAGATCCAGAATCGGTAAGAAATCCTAGACCTCCGAATGATAAGATCCCTTCTCAGGTTCAGCTTCCAGCTTTTAATTTAACTAGTTTAGAGTATGAGCTTATTCCCATTTGTATAGGAAAAGTTGGTACAGTTACGGTGGAGACGTCATGAGCTATACACTTTCAACTTTAACTTCTGCTATTCAGAACTATACAGACAATGCAGAAACAACCTTTGTAGCAAATATTCCAAACTTCATAGAGTCTGCTGAACAAAGAATTTTAAATGCCGTTGACTTACAGTATTTTAGAAAAAATGTTTTGGGAGTAACAACAGCAGACAATGAGTATTTAGCTGTGCCTACAGATTACCTCGCAGCTTTTAGTTTATCTATTTCTGTTTCTGGTGTGAAAACATTTCTTTTGCAAAAAGATGTAAATTTTCTTCAAGAATATACTCCTAACCCTACTACAACTGGAACTCCTATTTATTACGCTTACTTTGATACAAATACTTTTTTATTAGCGCCAACCCCTAATGCTGGATTTACAAGCGAACTTCATTATTTTTATAGACCAGCGAGTTTAACAGCGGCTGGAGACAGTGGAACAACTTGGCTTAGTACAAATGCACCTAATGCCATGCTTTATGGAACACTGGTGGAAGCATACATATACATGAAGGGTGAGCCTGATATGATGACTTTATACCAGGAACGTTTTAATGAATCTTTAATTCGATTAAAAGATTATGGTGAAGCTAGAGAAAACTCAGATGCTTATCGAAATGGTTTACCAGAAAGACCACGGACATGAAGATAGCTATTGTAGGTCTTGGTGGAAGTTATTCAGATTACATAGCAGCCCGTATTCGATCAGAAACATATGATGAAACATGGGGTATAAACTGTATTGGTGGCATTATAGAAGTAGATAAAACTATTATGATGGATCCTGTGTCTAGGTTTTTGGACACAGGGGATGCAGGCTCTCAGACAGGAATAGCAAAAGAATTTTTGTTAAAGAATACTAAGCCTATTATTACTTGTGAACTAGATGACCGTGTTAAACATTTAGAAGAGTATCCTCTTGAAGAAGTTATAAAAGAAGTAAACATTTGTTACTTTAACAATACAGTGGCTTACGCAATAGCTTACGCTATTTGGTATAAAGCTACAGAAATTTGTTTATATGGCATTGATTACAACTATAAGAACGTTAGTATTGCTGAAGCTGGTCGTGCTTGTTGTGAGTTTTGGTGTGCAATTGCTGTATCAAGAGGTATAAAAATAGAGGTTGCACATACTTCTGGTTTACTTGATACGAATGTACCGAACAACGAAAGACTGTACGGGTATCACAGATTGAAAGATCCATTAGTTCAAACGTTTACACAAGAAGGTTTATTAATAACAAGGCAGTCTGAAATGTTGCCGCCAGAACCTTTAGATGTAGAACCTACTTTAATAGGTCGTCATGACCTACAAAAATTAAACGGAAAAGAACAACATGTTTAGCGTTAATAGCAATATTGCTGTCGGCCAAGTCGGCGTTGCAACTTCTGACAAGGGCGGATTGTCTAACGAACAAATTTCTGAACTAGCCACTAATAAAATAGTGTCTATTTCTGAAAATGCACCGGAACCTATAAAACAACAAGCATATATTTTTGCAGATAATGTTCGCAATGTTTTGCATTATTATATAGAGTTGGCTAAAAAAGAAGAACGTGCTACTATATGTCATCAGTTACGTGAGGCGGGTCACAAAGACTTAGCAGAAACTATAAGGAGAATGTAATGGCTATAACACAAGCAATGTGTACCTCGTTTAAAAAAGAACTTTTGACAGCTACGCATAATTTTGCAACAAATGGAAACGC